AATCGTGACATGTACGCTCCTTAATAAGTTTTGCGTTTGATACCACGGGGATCTTCTACAACAGCTTCAACTGAATCGTCGTTGATGATGCGGAATTCTCTGCCGTGAATTTGTAAACGTGAGCCTGCGTTGGGTCTAGTCAACACAAAATCACCCTTTTGACACCAAGGCCCGGTTGGAAACTTTGCCTTGTCCATATAGCAGTCTGGCCCCATGGCAACAACAAACAAGACTGTAGTCAGCAGCTCGTCGTATCGCATGGTTTCGTCTGCTTTGATAATCCCAATTTCTCCCTCGTACTCTTTTTCTTGTTCAGGAATTGCGCACAAGATTTTGTAGCCAGATGGCTTTGGAAGTTGAGATGCTTTTTCTTCTTCTGTTTTTTGTGAGCTGCCAATTACAACGGGATTGTTGGGGTTGGTCGCAAACAAAATTTCAGGTGTCGTCGTCATGGCTGGTTAATCTTTCCTGTAGGTCTTTGATGTAGGAACGCGCGGTGAGAAGACCTTTAATCTCTCCGCACATCTTTTTGTACTCCGCAAAGTCGGCGGCGTTACCGTCACCCATAGCCTCTTGGAGTTGCAAAATTTTGTCATTGACCTTGGAGGTCAAGTGTTCTAAGTACTTGTCAATCATTGTTTAGGCTTGTTTTGTTGTGATCTCAGCTGGGCTGTGGTCTTGGCCAAATCCAAATTCATTCGCGTTCTTTCCATTGTTCTTTGCTGTTCTAGAGACATTCTTTGTTGTTCCAAAGAACCAGACTGCTTAGACATGTCTGCCTCTATGCGGGCAAAGTCGACTTCCTTCTGATTGGCAATACGGGTGGACTCGTTTGCAATCTGGGCCCGCTTGGCCTGGGCGTCGAGCTGTGCTTTTTGCTCCTTGATCTGCACATCCTTTTCCTTGATCTGCAATTCTTTCATCTGCATCTGTACCAAAGGATCTTTGGCCTGCTCTTGCGCTTGTGCCTGAGCAGCTTCGCCTTTGTTCTCTTGCAGCAGCTGTTGGCTGGCCGTAGCAATAAGCTTGGAGAGCTCGGCTTCAACTTCTGGTGGCAATTGATCTTCAGGGTTAGGCATGGTGACGCCCATCTGTCGCTCAATCTCATTGCGATAGTGAAACCCAAGGTGTTCTGCAATATGTCCTTGCAAAGCCGCCATGATCTGGTTGGCTTGTGGGTTTTGGCCAATCGTCTTAGTGATGTTGGGGTCTTGCATGAATGACTGGTGCACCATGATGTGGGCGTCATGGTCTTGATAAATAAACGCCTTCATGGGTTTACCCTTGAGTGCGTTCATGTTCTCAGTCACCGGGTCTTTGGGCTTCTCATCATCTTCCAAGGGAACCAGCTTCTCTGCATTCTTAATACCCAAGACATCGAGCATCTGGCGGTGCAGCTGCGGGAGGTCATAGATCTGCGGGGCTTGTTGGGACAGTTGAATAACCGCCTGGTATTGGACAATCTTCTGCGCCATGGTGGCCGCGTTGGGATCGCTAACAGGAATGACGTCAACCAAATCGTAATCAGCGCGCTTGGCAGTTTTCTTACCTTCAACCGGCTCATAAGAATAGTCGGGCGGGGTGTAGTCTCTGATAATGTCTCGGAGTAAACACAACTCTTGTTTGAAAGAGTAATGGATGCGCGCCTGTACGGCGGTCATGACTTTAAGTGAGCGCTCCAAAATGGCCAGCGTAGTTCCCACCGGTGAGTTGGCCGACATATCCGCAACTTGGATGTCAGCAGCCGAGGCAAAGCGACGGCCTTCGTCAACAATCTTGTCAAGCAACGCAGCCAGAACCTGGCTCGGCTCCTTGTAGGGCAAAGCCATGATGTTGTCTTTGATCGCTCCGCTTGGAACGTCAACATCGCGCCATTCACCCGGTCCGATGGGTGTATCGTCCCCTTTTGTCCGAAGACCGCGAGTCTTAAAACCGCCCGGAAGGTTGGATAGAGTACCGGCGTCCACCAGCTGGCGCAGGATAGAGGTTCCAGACTTGGCAAAAGCCCCAATTAAATGGATTAAGCCAAAACAGTAGAAGCCAAACCCTGGCACATATCCATAATGGACGTAATGCTGGCGCTTGGTGTTTTTCTTGTCCTCTGGACGCCAGTTCCGGCGAATGGCCAAGCATTTCTCGCTCCCTTTTTCAATGGTAACGATATAAGGGAGTGCAATTCCGGTGGGTTCGCCGTCTTCATCTTCGTGCTCATGGCCTTCTAGGTCCAGGTTCACGTTCATCTCAAGAATCTTGTATCGGTCGTCTGTAGTTGCCCGAAATCCCATCTTTTCGGCAATTTTCTTCTCTACTTCGTCTAGATTGTTCTCTGGTTCACCAAGGTCTACGTCTATATAGAAGCCATCAACCTGTAATTTGCGCAATTCGTTCTCTGTTTTGCGCATAACATGGGTGACACGGTCGGATGTTTCGATATCCGAGGCGCCATACGGAACAACAATGTCCTCTGCTGGCACAAAAATCGACGTTTGTCGGTCTTTTACGGGGTCAAAGTACACTTTCTTGAACGCATTGCCCGACAAACCCAAGCCCCACAGCATTCTTTCATGTTCTGGGCGGAACTCAACCATCCGATCAGTCAGTTCGTAGTTCATATCATCTTGAACTCGAGTGGCTGCATCCTTCTTTTCCGGTGTTTCTTTGCCAATAATTTGTGTTTTTACTGGTCCGGCAGCCGGAAAAGTGCTCATCATGATCTCAGCCTGGAACTTAACCAGTGCTTCAGACAAAAGTGGGTGGTAGACACCGCAAGCCCCAATCCAAGGGTCCGCGCGCTCTTCTATCTTCATACCCAAAAGCTCAAGACCGTCAACATAGGTCTGCATCCAGTCTTTCCTGGAGGCTATGTCGTCCTCGTAGTCGGCCAGCAGGTCAGAGACTATCTCTTGGATGACGTCGTCGGGTAAAGTCTCGGCCAGGTTTTCATCAAACGTGTCGTCCTCCTCTTCGCCCAACGATATCTCTGTATCGCCTATCTTTACATTGAGCTCTTCGGGGTCGACAATTTCAATTTCAATGTCGGGCTCACCTGCGTCTAGAGTTTCTAAACCAGCTGGTGCTTCGTATAGGCTTTTGTCAATCATGATCGTCCTTAATAATAAGCCATCTTGCGTCTAAACTTGAGAGGCTCGTCTTCCTCGTCTGTTTGTAGACGCAAAAATCCACCCTTCCTAAACCTGATCAGCGCTTGTGTGCTGGAGTCAACCAAGTCATCGTGGTCCGAGTTTGGAAAGGCGGCCATCTCTTCTATCAGCTCGTCTGCCCATCTTGTTGCTGGCGCCCAGACCTTCCCACTTGCAAACAAATCAGATACAGAATTGATCCTGACCATCTTATCATTACCCCTGCTTGGCGTAAACTCTTGCACAGGGATCCCCATCGCCCTTAATTCAAATATCAGCGGCGCGCCAGAAGCCTTGGCCTCAACGATAAATGCATCCGGCTCCCACTCCTTGTAGTAGTTAAACGCCTTCTCTTTCAGCTCTGGGAACTCCATGCGCTTCTTATATGCATCGAGCAAAATTACATTGGGATCATTGGGGTTTTCATTTAGGTAAAACACCCCCCAAGTTGTACAGGCAGAATAGTCGGACCGCTCAGATTTTGTAAACGCCGTATCCCAGCTCTGTATCACAAACTCACACCGTGGAGGTTTCTCTGGCTCCCACAGCCTCCACCACTCCCGCTTAATAATAGCACCCTCTTCGGATGTCGGTTCCTGTTGGTACTGGGCGTTCCACTTACCCGCCGGGAGTTCTAACCTCAGTGCTTCCAGTTCGGCCAAACTCCAGAACTCTGGCCATAGGGGATTATTACTAGGCAGGATTGCAGGGAAACTAATAACCTCCCAATGCTCTCCATCTTTATCAATCATGGATTGGAGAATTTTACCGGTCAGATCTTTCTTAGACCAGCGGGTCATAACGACAATAATCGCCCCGCCTGGTTGCAAACGCTGTCTAGGTCCAGAGGTGTACCACTCATACACCTTATCAAATATCTCAGGACTGGTAGCGGCTAACGCAGCTTCTTGCTCAGAGTGCGGGTCATCGATGATAAGTAAGTCCGCACCTTTACCCGTAACCGTACCGCCCACGCCGATAGCAAAATACTCGCCGCCAGCGTTAGTAGCCCACCGGCCAGCAGCCTTACTATCAGACCGAAGACTGACGTTGGGAAATGTTTTGGCATATTGTTCACTGTCCACTAAGTTCCTGACCTTACGGCCAAACCCCACCGCCAGTTCAGCAGTGTTCGATGTCTGAATAATCTTCTTACCCGGAAACTTCCCCAAAAACCAAGCCGGAAGCAAGAAAGATGCAAACTCACTCTTAGTATGCCGAGGTGGCATATTTATGATCAGCCTCTTTAACTTACCGTCCGCAATCTCCTGGAACTTCTTCCCCATCACCTTATGGTGTCTGCCATCTATAAACCCAGGCCACATGTCTTTTACAAAACTGGCAAAGTCACTCTGCGCTCTCTCCCTCTTAATACTGTTCTCATACTCCGACAGACTATCGAAGAAAGCTTCCTGCTCATTTATCGGAAGCTCCATGATCTTGGCTATAACAGTATCAATGTTCACTTGCATGGCCCTAGTGCCGCAAGGTAGTCTTCTTCTGTCGGCATAATTACAACCTCACTCTGTGTCTCAATCCAAACATGCGCCCCGCAAGATAACGGATTATCCGCCGCATAAACAACCTTACTCGGGCCTAAGATGCTTACCTCATGAGCATACTGGTTATCCTTGTAAGTCTTAACAGTAAGCACCGGCTCATTAACCCCATTCTTCCTATTAGACTTAATAACGTGCTGGTTCACATGGATGATGGTTTTCATATGTTCCTGTACTTAATGTAAGACGGCCTCACCGCCCTGGCACTATTGGCCAGCTTCTTACAAGCCCCCAACTCTACCAACTTCTTAATAGTACGGTGAACATTTCCCCGGCCCTTATCCCCAGTCATCCTCATGATGTCATCTATAGACGGCCCATACCCAAACCGCTTCCAGTGCTCATCAATTATCAAAAATATCGTCCTCTGCTTCTCAGTCATAAGAACCCCCATCACCTCTTCTAAGTTTTTCACTGTACCACCTGTTATAGTCAATTCACTGTATCAGCTGTTACAGTCAACTTGTTACAGTCCACTATAACCACTGTTACAGTCAACTATATCGCCTGTTACAGTCATTCTTCATCTTCATATTCCCACATGATGATAGGTGTGTCCGGGCCCATATAAGCGCCCTCTATATTAAAGTCTATGTACTCCAGCGCCTCTTCAGCCGACATACCATCCCGCTCAACCAACTCATTCAGTATCTTGATCCCGCTGTATATCAACACATCCTCTTTGCTCCAACTTACGCCCACAGCCGATACCCATATACACGCCTTACCTACTATCGCATCATCATGTCCATCAATCTTTAACATCGCCATCTCCAAAAATATACCCCCCCACCCCTTTTTTACCAGGAAATGATAGGGGTAGGTTGCTAGGAATCGAAATCTGTAACCACATCCGAATTTTTTGGGGATCCTATGTGTGGAATAGTATGTATATGTGGGACGGGGGCTGGCGGGCGCTCAGGCGGGAGTGCCCCACCGGTGGGTAGCGCCGTAGCAGCAACCGAAACCGCAGCGGGAGCGGCAATATCACCCATCACAGGCGCGCGCTGTATCTCTTCTAACAGTGATGAGGCTTGATCAAGCTCTATTGGATTGATATCAGTGACCTGAGACAAGGTAGCAAGTAAGCGGGCTCGGATATCTCCTGACCTATTGATCGTGGTTATCTCCTTGCGTTCAACAAAGGCTCCAACCTCGAACAGCTGGCCTAACAGGCGCAGACACTGGACGCGCTGGGCTGGCGGGAAGTCCTGATCTAGGCTGTGCTGCACCAGTTGCTGCACCAGCAATGCCTTTAATTGAGTAGGTGTTCTATGTTTCTCTGCCTCTAATGCGACCTTATACGCCTCGACTTCCGTTTGTATTCGGGTATCGCGGCTCAGGCGACAGGCGTTATCCCCTTGGGTTTTCGGTGAGGCCTTGGTGTTATAGCTATCTCTATAGCTTTGTGCCTTACTCTTACCTAGTGCTAGATTCCGCGCGAATTCTCTTTGCTTGCCCGTAAGCTCTGGTCTTTTACCTGCACCTGGGGACAGTAGTACTTCTATTGGGATCTGATCAAGCCCTTGTCTAATCTGCTCGCGCGTTAACTTCTGAGTCATGTTGTTTCCATAGGTATATCAAAGGAATAGCCACAAGCATAGCAAACCCCGCGCGCCATTGCAAATCACCACAGTTACACCGACCTACCAAACCCCGCAAATACCCAGTACATATGGCCTAAACCAACCATAGGGTAAGTCCCTATGAAAATAATGCTTGACAAGGTATATACACGCAAGACATGATAGAGACATTAGTCATGTGTTGTGGCTAATCCAACCAACAAAGGAGAGATCATGTATACCCTGCAATCCAACAGACACGGCATTCTTATCGTCTGCAAAGATGAAGTGCCACGCAATACCTACACCATCATTCACACTGG